TTGCCAACCTTCATAATAGATAATCGTATCAATGCCTGATAACGCTGGATAAGTCGTACCTTCAATGGTAAAACCTCCACGCAATGCAAGTTCAATATCAAACCTATCAGCTGGGTTTGCAAGTAACACTGTCGGTTGACGCTTTGCTAAAGTGGCATCTATGATTGCCTGCCTCAATGTTTTGTAAATCCCTAACCACAATGGGTCGCCTGTTTCACCTTTCCATGTGGTAACATTCTTGGTCTTGTAATTGTTGTAACTGAAAATCGGGTACAAGTGGATATGATTCAGCAACGCATTATAAGCCTGTCCAATCGCCTGATTGATAAGCTCAATCCTGAACATCTCATTGAAATCTATGAGTTCCTTGGTGTACTCAAATCCTGCGGTATATTCCTGAATGGTAGCAATCGGCCCCTGCTCAACGGACAAACTCCCGAACTTGACCTCCTGCCCCTCTAAATGCTCAAGGAATACTACATTCCCATACATTGCCCATGTTGCCTGCAATACCCTCGGAAAATTGGGGTCGCTTAAAGTCTGGTAAACTGGAGCATACAATGTCTGAACCTGCTCCCTACCCAGCTGGACATCTAACGTAACCTTCCTTAACAAGTCCTGCTTATCTTCAAGCGATGCCGATGTCATCAACTCACCTATGGGTTTAGTCAACTGGTATGTTTCCATCTCGCCATTAATTAGCCTCACATCTACAGGGTACTCTTTTTTATCAATCACCATAGGTACGGTATATGTATATGTTCCTTGCCTTTTTGCGGCTTTAAGACTTTCCTGATCAATTATAGTCATCTATATCAGCCCCCTTTCTCTATGCTTGCGGCCCAAGGATAAACGTAAGCACCTTATTCACACTGTCATAAGATGTGCAACGCCCCACTAACCTATTACTTGTTCCAACATCATTAGTAAATGCCGTCCCATTCCAATAGACCAAACTTCCAACGCTAAACGTTGCACCATCTACAACCTGCACAGTGCTATACTCTGCTTGCTCAATGTTCAGCACTACCTTATCCCCTGCTTTGCCATTAGTCATGGCCGCTCCGAAAAACCCTTCAATTCCATAAAAATTGCCCTGAACCACATTATCCGTTGCTGTAACCACTACGCTTTTCCCATCGCTTATTTTCGCAACAGGTATTTGATACTCTGTGCTTAGTACTGGCTGTCCATCAAACGCCATTTTCTCTGCCCCCTTTCTAAATTCTTACTCGCTTAACTACGAGTTTACTACTCTGCTCTTCACCCACTACTGGAGGGTTTACAGCATAAATCTTACTTAATGCTTCTTTCACATCTGGGTCGTTCAAGATATTATCAATCTCGCCTGCTATTTTCTCTTTGTCAGGCTCACCTTCATACTTAAGCAACTTCTTTACCAATACTTGTGCTACTTCACCTGAAACCTTCTCTTTAATCAGCTGTTCCACCAACTCGCCACATTCTTTGCGTTTCTGCTCTTCAAATGCGGCTTTCATCTTCTCTACACTTGCGACAAGTTCCTCACCTTCTACCCCGAGTAACTCTGTCAGCTCAACATAACCCTTTTGCACTTCGTCCATGCTATCACCTGCCTTTGTTTCTTCTTGTGTTTCTTCTTTTGTCTCTTCTCTTACGCTATCCATTTCGCCAATAGCTACAACTTGTGTTTCCATCCCCGCCCTTCCTAACGGTGTCCAGTCAATACTCAACGGCTGATAATCTACAACCTCAATTTCGCCATTTGTTTTGTGCTTTAATTTCGGAACGCCAAAGATAGAAACTGTCCTTACAGCATTGCCTTTGATCCAACGCTTCAAATCTTCAGCTGACTTATCAATCACACCTCGCACATACAACTTGCCATTTTCAAACTTTGCACCTACCCAATGTGTAACTGGCTCTGGGAACTCGTGATCCACATTATCAGGTTTTTGATGACCCATAAATCCCGGAAGCCCTTGCTCATTTACTGTTCTTTCAATAGCTTTTAGTGCTTCTTCAGTATAAAACCAGCCTCTTTTAGACTTACCAACGGGTACTGCTACGACTACCTCCATCGGATTAGGGTCATTCTCTTGCAAACTCTTCACATCAGCCCACGGTGCGACTGGGATATCCTCAACCGCCATCTCGCCAATAACATCCATTTGCAACGGTACTGCCATTTCGCCTGCATATTCCTTTATCGTATCGGGAAGCTCTAATCCCATTGTTCGGTAATGCTTCGCCAAATGCATTGCCGCCTCCTTCTTCTCGCTCGCAGTTAAATTCGGCTCTGCCCTTGCACCAGCTAATGCTCCAACTGCCGCTATTACACCCCTACGATTAACGACTAATGTCCCATCGCTTCTTATCTCATGGTGTGGCCCCCAGCAATCGGCTTCCCTTAAATTCTCATCAACAGGAGCTTTGACTACTGCATACATCTCTTTTATCGCACTTGCAAGCCCTGAAGCTTCTTCTTCCCGTGCTTTAATAAATGTTTGCCAAATACTGCCTTTGTCTACATCCCCCCAATCACGTTCTGAAATCTCGTCATTATTAATGGTAAATTTTGTCGGCACTATTGCACCCCCTTTCTATACTTGGGAAGGTATTGCCCTGTCTTCATGTCTCGGATAATCGGCTTCCCATACTTCGGGTTAATCTCTATTCGTGCTTTATCATACCTCTTCTCAACTTTTATTGGACGTTCACCCCCATTCATATGTTCCATTATACCACCTAAATGGCACAATAAAAGCGCCTCGGCCTTAGCCTCAGCGCTTGTTAACGTATTGACCGGTCTTTAAGTCTCGCACCACCAGCTTTTGATGTCTGGAATGAATCTCAATTCGCTTTGAGGTAGGATTTTTGTAAACCTGAACCGGCTGATTTTGATTTTGTTTCTCTTTCATGGTCNTCCTTCCTTTCATTTTTCTGGTATTCGTTTTGGACAGGGTTCTTCGTTGTCGCTGTATTTTTTGGGTTTTGTCCCGAATTCCGCACAGGTAGCATAATCCAAAGCGTTCTTGCAATACGCACACTGCGACATTTCACCTATGACCTCGCCTTTCTCCCATCTGAATCTAACAGATCTATCTGTATTTTTGCTTCCATTGTTTTTTAACAATTCTATTTCTCTCTCAGCCCGCAAAATCATGAACTGCTCCTCAATCCCTAAATCCGTGAACTTTTCCGCCTTTTCTACTGCACGAATAAATCGTTCTCTTTCTTCCATCGTTAGTCCTAGCATTGACGGAGCGCTCATAACCTTTCCAATCCTTCTACTCAATTCAGGAAGCAAAGTTACACCCTCTTTCTTTATTATTTTTGAACAAAAACCTTTCCTCTATTTAACACCAGCATAAACCCTGGAGAAGGGATGTCTATTGCATCATACCCTTTATACAATGCATATCTTCCTGGATCCGCAAGAACCCGTCGGTATTTCTCCATTTCTTCCCACTTTTTAGCAGCCTCCTTTAAAAACTCCTCAGCTTTATCATCATCTCCAGTCTCATTGTAAATTCTATCGGCCTCTCTCCATGCTTTTCTTCGTAGGGCCCGTTCTTCCTCCTGTAGAGCTGTAAACTCTAACTTCTGCATCTCTATAAGGGCATCATACGATATTATTTTTGCATCTTTTTTTAAGGCCATACGCAATATATTTTTTTCCACCCCATCTGCAAATTGTTTGGCAACTTCCATCCTATCCTCCCCATATGCCGTATATGTTCCATTTCCATAGATCCCTTTTCCTGCAAAATATTCTCCAGTCTTAAATTGCTCTATATAGGCCTCAGCTTTTCCTTCACGCCCTGCAATACCACGGAGAAGCTCTCTATTTCCTTGTTGAATGTAAGCGTCCATCTCTTCCTTACTCAATAATGTAGGCTTTTTATCGAACCCGACCTCCTTCGCCATATCCTGCAAAACAATATCCCCATGTGAAGCATTCAGCTGCTGAGATATATAATCAGGATCATGCATTGCCCTTTCCAAAGTTTTCTTTGGTACAGATGGAAAAGACGGCGTTGTTTCTTCTGCACCTGAGCTAGGCTTGTATATATTTTGATACCACTGTTCTAACTCTGGTTCACTTTCGGGGTTTTCGGCCCATCCCTTCAACTTCTCAACAAACTTCTCCGGTTCTTCATGTATTGGTACCAAAGCACAAAGGCAGTTTGGATGAGCTGGATAAGGTGGTTCATTCCCCGGGGAGTATACACCTCGGCCAAGGCCTTCATCATGCGCCGCCAACACATCGCAAATGTCGGCTACAGGGTGACTATGAGATAGCACCCACTTCATCCCTAGATAGCTTGGCGCAACTCGTGCTGCGGCTATTGCCCCTTCTCCGAATGCAGCAGTCATTTCTGTCCGAGCTAATCGCAACGCTTCATAGCTTATGTTCCCCGGGATTCTACCCTTCATCCGTTTCATCATATTAGGATAATCCTTAGCTAAAGTTTGCGCTCCTTGCCTGACATATTGCTGAATCATTCTAGCGGTGGTCACTGCGTCCTGTCCAATTGCAACGGATTCTTGAATTAAATCCCTCATTGTGGTGCGGTATTTTTCGCCTTGCTCCCAAATCCTGTCCGATAAATAAAGTCCATTTCTCGTTCTAGCCCAAATTGCTTCAACAGCTTGTTTATTGACCCTGCTGAACAATTTTCTTATCCCGGAAGTCTTCAATCCCGCTTGGTCAAATAGATTCAATACAACACCTTGAGTGTATCCCACCCCGGCCTTTGCAGCTGAATCAATATAGTCAACAAATGCTTCAGTCAAACCTTTCTGAATTAGCNCAGCCTCAGCCCTCAAGGATTTTTCCAACTCTTTGAGATGTTTCTTTTGTATTCGGCCCGAAACTGTAGTTGTTCCAATTTGTTGCAATTCCTTGGCAATCCTATCGGCCGAACGAATGTAAAGGCCTACAATCTCCTTGTCTTGCCTTAAGCGTAATTGGATATATTGCTTTCGTGCAGCTAATGCCCATTTCTGGTAATCACCAGCGGCCTTCTTGATTTCGACTATCTCCTTGGCCATCGGTTATCATCCCTCGTTGCTTTGATTCGGAGCTTGCTCCTGATTCTGGTTTGATTTCAATACCTTTTCTATATCCCGCAATTGGTCAAATAACCCCTCGGTATCCTCCAAACGACTTCTCAAATACCATGATTTGATAATCCTTTCTCTTTCACCGGGCAGTTCCGGGTCATCAGTAGCATATTCCTGCATGGTGTCAATGTACTGAGCCAACAGGTTCACAGCAGCATCCAGACTAATAAATCCACCCATAAGGGCAGTATTAAGTGCATTCACCAAGGTGTTGATGGTATCTGCATACTCTTTTTCATCCCGCTCGATAACGGCATCCCACGTTATTTCCACTTCGTAGCTCTCAAATCTCTTACCGGTGATCTTGCTATACATAACCAAGAGCATCCGGGCTAAAGTCTGCCAGCATTCCGTCACCATTTCACGTTTTCTCGCTACCCGGCGAATGAGCAAAGGCATCTGTTCTTTTACACTGGCGTGACTGCTGGGTGTGTGCACTCCAAAGGCGAATTCCGGTACCTCGGAAACATCAACAATGCAATAAAAGAGAAGCTTCAGTAAAGCTTCAGCATCACCAATTGTTGACCGAGCCTCAATAAAACTGGCATCCTCTTCATCTGTAAAGATGAGCAACTCATGACCTTGAAGGTTTACGCTGACCTGTTCTCCTCTTTTAATCTGGTTCAGCACTTGCTGCCCAAAGTTGTTAATAATAAACCTTTCTACATCCACAAGTTTGAGCTTAAGACGTGGAATCGAGTGCATTTTACTACCCTGTATGGCATGAAGCATTACGTCATGGTAGGCCTTTAAATAGGGCTCTACCGCCTCCAGTTCACTCGTCCCAAAAAGCCCCGTTTCCTCGGGTTCGTTCTTGAAATGCACTATCGGAATAAACCCCCAAGGATTGGGTCGTTCCTCACTTATCAGGCCGGGTGGAGCATCGCCCTCCACCTTCACTGTAACTCTATCCGCCGCTATACGCTGGGTTACTTTATATTCCCGCTGTCCACTATTCCACTTGTTCCGAGCCTGAATGGTATATGCCACCGGTCTCCGAGTAAGAGGATCCACCTCTATGTCTGCAATCTGCTCCGGAGGAATTATGACGTACTCAATACGTGTATCGTCCTCCGGGTGGAGAGGATCTTCTATAGCTAAATTTGCCAACATCACAAAGCAGTCTCCATCCCGCAAGCAAAGCTGATGGGTCCGCTGCATCCGGCTTACCCACCTTGCGGCGTGTTTTTTAAGGACCGCCTGGGCTTCCTCGTCCTCACAGTGGAAGCGCGGCACACCCATAAAGCCGGCCAGTGTATTTATTATTGGCTTAGAAAAGCCTGAGCCCAGCTTGTAATCGTCGTGGCTATTATGATACAACTGCCGCGCAAGTTCATAATCCACCCTGGTACTGTTCAGCACATAAGGCACATCCCAGCGCCCTGCAAGAATGGTGCCAAACTGTCCAAACAATCCTTGGCGCAGTTTTGATATTTCTCCTACAGCTTTTTTAAGCCAATTAGTTCTAGCCATAGATTTTCGCTCCCCTCAAAATACTTACCAGTTCCGTATCAAATCTTTTAACCGAAGATGCAAAAGCCAACATGAGGGCATCGGCCTTGTCAGGACTAGGCAGCCCACGCTTTCGTATCTCCTCTTTACTTTCTATCTGAACACGTCCCCTACTATCAAATTTATACTTCAAACTTGCGAGCTGAGAAGCCAGTTCATCATCTGGGGAAATGGCAATATCACCAACCTGGAATCTTTCTCGCAAAGCCCAGTACCATTCGGCCCTCTTATTAACGAACCGCTCTTTATCCTGGGCTGCTTCGCCGGCATTCATTTCCCGAACCGGATAACGCTGCTCTTTTAGACGGTCTACCACGCCAGCCCCAAGACCGATTACATCCACTTTGGCAACTTTAGCCCCAGTTTCTCTTAAAGCATTAATAACTGCACCAGTAACTTCCATCGTGTCCTGGCCACGAAGCTGGGCAATAACTTCAGCTCTACTGCCCTGGCGTAATATGATGACTGTGGTGTCAGTACCATAGCGGGCCACGTCTACGCCCAACTCCACAGGTTCTCCAGGGGGAATCGTTTGCCACCTTTGCTGTGCCGCTTCAATCCAGGCAAGCGGAATAAGCGTATCATCGCCTTGTTCCGGGAATTCCCCCAGCACTCTGCTGTACCACAGCGGGTTATCTTCTCCCCACTTGAGCCGCTTCTCTTCTACCCATTCCGGAGTGACTAAATAAGGCCGGACAATCTTTCCAACCTTAAGATTAGGACTATCGAACGCACTAATGTGTATCTTGTGGTACAGGGGTGACCGAAAAGCATTGTAAAATTCACCGGAAAGCTGTGTCGGGTTCCCAATAAGCAGGTGTCTTGCCGCCTGGTGCTTTTGCTGTGGCGTAAGATTAGGCTCTGCACGTGCGNCAGCCAAAGCAACAGCCGCTGCCACTAAGCCATTGCGATTTAAGACTACTGCACCATCTTCTTTAACCTCATGGTGTGGCCCCCAGCAGTCAGCCTGGGTCAAGTCTTTATTAATTTCAGCTTTAACTACGGCATAAACCTCCCGAATTGCCGCAGTGACGCCTTCGGCTCCTTCCTCCAAGCCCTGCTTAAGCAGCTGCCAAATGCGGCTCTTGTCCACATCGCTCCAGGGCTTGTTGCTGGCCACCGACTTATCTATTCTGAACGAAGCAGGCACCAGTTTCAGGTCCCCCATTTTGGGTACTTGATTTTAGACCGGTACCCAGTGCCGGTCTAACTTCTGGACATTTTGCCCACAAGTTCTTTAACCGTGGTAAATTTGTTACCACGCTGGGGGGATGAAACTTCTAGCAATTTTTGCAACAAGTTACTGCCTGCTGAGTTAAACAATTTAAGGCGGACACCGTGTCCGCCTTTTCAGGTCTGTGTTTTTAGGTCCGGAAATAATTTCCGGTCCTAAAACTATACTGTTTATCACCCTGCTTCTTTGGCTATATCTTCTGTGGTTAAAAAGGCGGAAACCATTTCACCCTTTTTTAGGTGGTGATACCGTTTCACCACCTAAAAAACACCAAGTCCCATTTTGGCACGCGCTTTTAAGATAAAAAAGTAGATCGGACACCGTGTCCGGTCTAACTTCAGGTAATTTTTACCTGAAGTTTTGGGGGCGTGGTAAATTTGTTACCACGCTCGGGGGATGAAACTTCTGGTAATTTGTACCAGAAGTTAACAGTTGCACAGAGCTTTCTGATAGCCCAACTTCTTGAGCTATGTCTCCCGTTGTCTTTAGACCGCTAACCGTTAGCGGTCTAAAAGTATACCGATTATCCCCCCGCTTTGCTCTTATTCCTAAAGCTTCAAGAATTTCATTATTGCTGCCACAAGTTACTGCCTGCTGAGTTAAACAATTTAAGGGTGACACGGTGTCACCACCTAAAACCGATGGGGCATTTTGCCCCATCGGGCAATAGATAGAAGAAGAACGCTTCTGGTTAACCTGGCGGTGCAACGCCTTCGGCTACGTGCTTCGCACGTCAGCACCGCAGAAAACATTACACTTCTTTTTTAGCACGACAACTTTTCTTTAAGACTACTAAATTCGTTAAACCAATACTTCTTGTATGCGTCTAAAGCATCAGCTTCTCCTCTTTCTGATCTGAATAACAGCTTTGTGGTTACAGTGTATCCGTTGTATTTAAATTCCTTGCTTTTTCTATCTGGAGTTTCAAATACCTTTGAATACCCGTCAATTTTTCTATATGCATCTGTATATTCTGTGCCTTTGGGATCGATAAATAGTATCAGGTAGCAGTCGCCTTTTTGCAACCAAAAGATAAAATCTGGTTTGAATTTCGCAATGCTGTTTGTCTTTGGATTGAAGTAGGGGATATATACTTCATCAAGCGTTTCATCCAGTTTAGAAAACATCCACCAATCAAACTGAGAAAAGACATTGTCAGAGGTTTTTAGGTGATCCTTTAAATCTTCCATAAATTTTCTTTCGCTTTCAACGTTGATAATATGAGTGAGATAGTTAACTTTAACTTTTTCTGGAATTACTACGGGAATATAATAATGGTTTGCTAAATATTCTATTGTAATTTTTCGGTTGTTCATTTCAAAATTTTCAGTTGCTTTGAGTTTTGCTAGTATTTGCGTATATTCTTCTGGAGAGATTTGATTGCCTTCATCATGTAGCCTTTTTGCTTCCTTTGGAAAGTCAGCTACGCTTTGGATTTTATCTTTTATCTCTTGGTATTTTTCACCATCGATGAATTTAACTTTTTTAAAGTGAACGATTTCATCCTCTAACTGCTTAAAGCCGTCGACTTCTTTGGTTTTTACATGAAGGTACTCAAATATCCGACCGAGGATAAACTCTGGATTGAGTGGCGTATGTGAGGTATCTAAACTGTAGTATTGTTCTCTTTGATTAAAGGTTTCTTTGGCTTTCTCTAAAACCCTCGGCTCACAATTGTATTTAACCAAAGCGATCTTGTCGCCTATAAGTTCAAAAAACTGTGCCACTAAATCTAAATTGTCTTTGCTTATAGTGTATTTCTGTGTTTCAGCTACTATGTTTTCTGTGGTTTTGTAAACTGGTATCAACAAAAGATGTTTTTCTGCTTCAGGATTTAGAATAAACACATTGCCTAAGTTTTGCTCTTGTTTCTCTGCTTTCAGCGTTGCGATTATTTCTTTTAAGTTGTTAGCATTTGTTCCAAAGACGTATAAGCTTTCGATTGGCAAGATCCAATCTTTAATTGTATCCAACAACTGCTCAATAGATTGCTTTACGTTAGCGTTAACCAAATCCCCCATTCGTTTTCTTTGGTGTTTTAGTGGCTCAATCCTTACACCTCTGCCCACAGACTGCAAAACAAACTTTTTAGCATCGTTTCCAATGCCGATGTTTATGAACAGTATGACATTGGGTCTGTTAGAATCCCAGCCCTCGTAAAAAGAACGTGAACCCATCAGAATGTTTATGTCGGAATCATCATCGTTTATCCGTTTGAAGTAGCTTTCATTTTCAAAACTTTCGTTGATCTCGTATCCTTCAAGCTTGTTCTTCAGCCAGCCTGAAATATCGCCGATTTTAATTAAAGCAAACGGTTTATCAGCAGTCATTAACCTAAACACAAGCTCTTTGTTATTACTCGGTATTTTCAAGACTTCGATTTTACCTGGGGTTTCAGCATTAAAAACATACCTTAGAATATCTTTGTAGTCTAATTGAGAGATTAACTTAGTGTCTACGGTGCATTTAATGTTCTCGAATGTGAATGTCGCATTACTGCTAAATTCCTGTATAAGTTCTTCTTTTGCTATTTGAAGCAAGTCAGTGTTTACCGCACCATTTGCTATCTTCTCCAGCTCTCTAAAAAACAACTCTAAGTCGGAATCTTCTACAGAAACGGAATTAACAAGTGTTAGCAGTAATGGTCGATGGTATAAAGTGCTATCAATATCTCTAATCTTTTCAAAATGTTTGTCGATGTAAGTTAGAAGCAAAAGAGTTTTTAAAACAATTTTTTGCTTTTCAATGGACGAGAAATCATCACGTTCACGGAAAGCCTCAATATCGCCAGATGATACGTATATATGTTTCCCGTATCCTTCTTCTATAAACTTTGCAAGGTTGAAGTTAAATACACACGTTGCAAAATCTCTTGGGTCAGTGAATGTAGCAGAAAAGTTAAACAAGAAACCGTTCCTTGATAGTATGGAATACAACATTTGTCGTTTGCTGTCTTCTTTATCTCCTTTATGAGCTTCATCGAGTAAAACGTACCATTTACCGTCGTTATCATAGTTGCGGAAATTCACTATCTTTGCTTTCTGTTCATCCGAGATTAAATCTGAGCGGTAACAAAAAACAGCAATTTCGTTCTTTGATTGTGGTAGGGTATTATTATGTTTAACATCGGCATATTCTTTTAAGTCTCTGAGTTTTATTTTTATGTCAAAATCATAGCTGTTAAACTCATCAACGTGGCTTTTGAATTGATCTAATAGGTCATCTCGATACGTTAAGAAAAGAATATCGTTATTCGGTATTTCTCCTCTTGACATGAGTGTTCCCAGAAGTTCGATTAACTTAACTATTACAAGCGTTTTGCCAGAGCCTGTAGCCATCCAGAAACTCATCCTGTTGATGAAATATGAAAACGGTATCTTGGAATCAACAGCGGGATAGTCCTTGTCGTATTCTAAAAGATACTTTACGGTTTTGCTGTCTTGTTTCTTCTTTAAGTCGTAGTCAAGATCTTCCTCAAGTCCATTTAGCCTATAGCGGTTAAACATGCTTTGTTTATCTGCGTTTTTATCTTTATAAAAGAGCCATAGCCCCCGCAGAGCGTTTTCAAGTGCTTTCTGCTGGAAGTCAAACAGTGTCTTGTTTTCAGAAAAACGGCTAAAGTCAAAATCTTGCCATTGTTCGGGCAAGTCCTCTAAACGGATATCGTTTACAATGTTTTGTAAATATAGGTCAGCCATGCTAGAGCCTCCTTTTTTATTCCCACCATATCAAAGGTTTAATAAGCTTATAATCTAAGTTCTTTGTGTCAATTCTAGTTCCGTCCTCGAACTCCACTGCATCCTCGGTAATTCTCTTAATCCATTTACCAGTAAGATTTGAGAGCGTTTCTGCGATATCTATGTTAGGGTAGAGTTTTGTCAGGTCTACTTTAACTTTGTTGTTTTCATAGTCTACTTCCAGTGCTTTTAGCATCTTCTCGTCTTTCATAAAAACGTATTCTTGGTAAGGTGTTTTTGAAGGTGAAGTAAATAAATCGCTATCTTCATACTTGCAGTTTGCCAGCGTTTCTTCATACTGCTCAAGTTCGTAGTATTTGAAAAAACCACCGCCCTGCCAATTAACGTCTTTTGAAATACCGGTTGGTTCATTCTTGCCATTGCCAGCCAATACTTGCTTCATTCTGAACAAAATATCTGTTTCAAAATAAGAAGCCAATTCAATGCCGATCCACTTCCGCTTTAATTTATGTGCGACAGCAACCGTAGTCCCTGAACCTAAAAAATAATCTAAAACTAATTGTCCTTCTTCTGTAGTAAGATCTATGATCCTTTGTATTAGCTGTTCTGGCTTTTGCGTAATTTCTGCACCGTGCGGTGTATATTCTTTTGCATTTCGCTTTATCTTATTTGAATGAAGATCTTCATATTCACTACAGTTCCAAGTGTCTTCTATATAGTAAGCACCACTTTTAGTTTCTAAACCAATTTTGTATACAGTATTCTTGTCATCCTTAATGACCAACTTTATATTTTTAATTGTTTTGCCTTTTATTCCCCACTTCTCTTTAATACTCTCAAGTTCTTCTTTGATAAGGTTTTGTCTGAAAGAAAGATAAGGTATTATTGCGTTGTCTTTCTTAAAAAAGTAGTCTTTACGGTTACTGTTGGCAAATATATAAAGCGTGTCATGATTTCTAACAAAAGCATCTGCTTGAGTCTTGTAACCAGAGACCCAACCGATTCTCCAAATAATTTCGTTTATGAAATTATCCTTGCCAAAAACGTCTTCCATAAGAATTCTTCCTAAATAGTTGGCATTCCAGTCAAGATGTAATACAAGTCCGCCAGTTTTTGTCAAATACTTTTTTGCTAAATCTAATCTATTTTTCATCAATGTTAGCCAACTGCTATCTTTATATCTGTCCACATACTCAAAGTCATCGCCCGTATTAAACGGCGGATCAATGTAAATTGTCTGCACTCGCTCTTTAAATTTCGGCAGAATTGTGTTTAATGCCTGATAGTTTTCACTTTTTATCAGCCAGCCGTCCAAAGCTTTATCTAAATCCTCAAACTGGTTCAGAATTCCCAGTTCTAAGTCTTTGAAATACTTCGTATCAATGGGCAGGTGTTCATACTTTTTGGATAACTGTCCTTCAACCAGAACATTGTCTACTGTGAATTTATCATCTACTACCCCAAGCTCTTGCCATTCCTTGATTTGCTCGCCAATGTTTTCGTGCTTCAGTATTTCTCTGATTAGATCGATATCCCTTATTCTGTCCAGCGTGATCACATAGTTTGAGTTTTTAACAAACTTCGGCTTATTCCATATCTTTACCAGCTCATCCTCAAACTGTGCGATGAAATCGATGATCTTGAAGGCAATATCTTTAAGTATCTGTAACTGGTTGACTCTGTCAGCGCTCCACTCGCTGGCACCTTCCCAGAAATATTGATAACTCCACAGTTTGAACTGTTCTTGTAAAAATGCTTTAGCATTCTTGTTGATGAAGAAGTCAACTTCACTTTGTTTTTCAAAAACTCTAAATGCACGTTCTAACTGCTCTTCTGTAATAGCAATACCTTTTTTCATCAAGGCTTTCAATATCTCGTCTTGTTTTGTTTTTGTACCTCTTTCTGAGTACAAAACATCCAATACAATGGTTCCGTCTTCATTAACTCTGTTTAGTCTGTAAATCAGGGATCGCTTCTCATTCGCCTTTTTGTTCTCTATCTTAGACGCATCGAAGAAGAATTTTACACCGTCTACATCCACATCTAAACTTCTGAATATTCTGTCTGTTTTAACATAGTAAAGCATCTGTGTTTTCCAGAATAAGACAACGTCTTTGTCGTCTGTATAGACCTTTTCGTAAATGTTGTTATGGAATGGGGTTGAATTGAAATAAATAGAGCCACTTTCCGAAAAATAACGGCTAAAGAATGTATAAAGTTTATCAAACAATTCGTCTCTAAAATCTGGATACGATTGTAATGCAGATTCGATGTCGTTTTTAAGTGTGTTCTCAATCTTGCGGTAGTAGTTAGATTTGATCTTCATCAGATTGACAAAACCGCCTTTGCCCTCGACTTGTGCACCGATAAACACGTCTTGCAGTGCTTTATAAAACTTTTGTTCTTTGGTATCATTTTGCTTATTTTCCATAACCTATTTAGCCTCCTTTAATGTATTACTTGTTATTATAGCATACTATAATCTTCAATAGATAACTATATAAGACAGCACCAGCTTTTGGTGTAACTGGTCATATTTCAAAAACCAGCATAGGTGGAAAAACATGACTGTATGTTTCTAATATCATCCCTGAGCGTGTAACGGCAAGGTCAATGTTGTCGTTGATTTTGTTAAATAAGTGCCTCCTTACCATTTCTTCCATGTTTTTACCTCCTTATACATTTTGTGCTATACACTTACTAAAACGGAATGTCTTGAGTATGATCAAGTTCCTCATCCTCTAATTCTTCGTCCTCTATGCCGTCGAAGTATCCAGGCTCTGGTGGTATCTCAGGCAGTGTTGTTTTTGCANCTGGTGGTCTGCTTCAGTAGTATCTGTATCCCGCATGATTACTCCGACCATTCTCACAGGGCTGCCGTTTACACGTTTCGTTACCGTGCTTTCTTTAATTTCTTTGCCGTTGGTTTTATTCACCCTTGTTTCTATGTATTCTCTTTCTGCAAATCCTTGCAGTATCTTGCGATAAGAAAATCCCTGTCGCTTTAAGGCTTCTTGTAACACGTAAGGATAAACGTAGTATACGTTTTTAGATTCGTCATATAACCCATAACTTTCTTTGGGCAAGTCTATGGAACTACCCATTTTCGTAAATAGGGATTTATTAGCAATAATCCATGACTTTACAAACTCATATGCCTGCAAAATAGTATCTGCTTCTTCTACATTTACTATCGCATTAGCTATTTCATCCGCCATGGCAAATGCTTCTTCTTTTGCTTGTTCTTCCGTTTCTCCAAACACATACTGAGACGTAAATATATCTGCCATCGTTACCAGTGCTACTGCTGATAGGTGCGATTCTATTTTACGGTTAGCGTAGCGTTCAAGCATCTGTTCTTTGATGTCACGAAACTGTTTTCTTATAAGGTCGTTGTCCATTTTTGCAATCTGTTTGATATACATAGGTCCCGCAGTACCGTAAATATCCTCTAAATCTCTGTGCAAGCGTTCTGCTTCTACTTCTGTAGGACAAGGACGCCCGTAGATTTCCAGTGTTCTTGTGTATACGCCTTCGTTGGAGTTTTCTTCTGTAAGCGTTTCTTCTCCTGTAGTAAGAATGATGGAACGCCACGTCTTTTTTGTTTGCACACCACCTGTGCGAGTGCCTCTTGTTTTACTCGTGCCCAGCGACAGCATGTAAATCAACTGTTCTATGAATTCCTGCTTTTTACCTACAACCTGTTTTTCATCAACACCTAAAGGTAGGTCGTTAAACAGTGCTGCCATTTTTTCCAAGCCCACTTTTGTGCTGTTAAACGTGGTAAGCAGGTGCACGGGGTCTCCCCATACGGATAACGCTGCTTTTAGTGCTGCTGTTTTACCACTTCTGCTGTTTCCCCAGTTGTGCACTACAAACACACGGTGTCCTACAATGCGTAACAACGGTGCAGCAAAACTNCTTGCAAGCATAAACCTAAAAATACTGTTTTCTCTGTAAGGCTTTATAAGCTGAACCCAATCTTCCAATTCTCCGCTTGATTCGTAAGCTTCTGCAAGTTGTTGAGATCCTGGGTCTAAATCCAGCACTATGTCTCCTTGAAGTCCTGGTATGAAGTGCTTGTCATCAACCCAACCCAACTGTGAGTTTGCTCTACCAAGTTTTATCAAATCTAAGTTAGCTTCTAATAGGTCAAACAGGAAGTCTGCTAAATCTTTTGCGTTTTTTGAGCCTACTGATATGCCGTAGTTTCCCAACTTGACAATTTCTTGGTAGTGCAAAACATTTGCCCGTTCTACAAGCATGGTGTGCCATTTGCCATCGGCAAAGTAAACCATTTCGAGTTTTTGTTCTGGTGTATCAGCCATTTTGTATCGCTTGCTGAACAGTATAGGTGTGATAGTTACTCTATCCCAAGCACTCTTCTTATCGTTGTATTTCCAAATGCCATCTTCGTTTACTTTCCAACCCACAGGTGTGCGTAGTTTAACGGGGCAGTTAGGAATATCGATGTCAGGTTCGTTTACGATGGTTGATAAATCTATCAGCTGTGCTCTCTCTAAGGCTTCTTCAAAGTTTTCTGCAAATTCTTTTTCATCCTTTGAATTTACGTGCAAGTCACTTACATCCTTAAAGTTATCTAAGGTAAACATGTATACCTTGCCTTGGTATTGGTTTTTTTGCAGTGCTTCACAAACACGCCTTAAAAATGCAGTGCCGCCTTTATCAGGTTCTGTATAGATGTATATTTCATCAAAGTCTTCTATATACTGAACCCATTCATCCTTGAACGTGTTTGCCCCTGGGATGCCTAACGCTGGTATTTGGTGAAACCACAGTGTTTGTGCATCGCTTTCGCCTTCTACAAGGAAGATGTGATTCTTTGATTTCATGGTTTGTAGCAGCCACAAACCGTAGGGTATTATTTGCGTGCCTGTTGACCAGTTAAAACGTTTTTTCGATGCAGGAGAATAACGCTGTCGCATCCTTACTAACGTGTTATCTACGTCTTTGTAGGGTATGTTTATACAGTCTTTGCCGTTGGTAAGCCCTAAAGAAGTTAGAAATTTTACATCAAGTTTTTTCTCTAAAGCGTAATCTTCAAGTGTGTATCTGAATGTTACACCTGTGCCTAAATCTTCTTGACTTATACCAGCATAGTTAAGGATCATCTTGTAGGCTTCTTTAGTATCCTTAGCAATACCCATTTTTACAAGGAATGTTGTAGCGTTGCCTCTTTCATCGCAACCAAAGCAGTGCCACACACCGTCAGTAGATCTGACATGGAAACTTGGGTTGCGATCATCGTGGAAAGGACAAAGCCCTACAAAATCATCTTTACCAGACTTCTTTAGTGGAACGTATTGCTCGAAGAAAGCTACCCAGTCTATTTTTTCATTTATGTCAATGATCATGTTTTTAGCCTCCTTAACATGTTACACGCCTTAATTTTTTACTGGGTAGTGGTTGTGGTTGTTAGAAAACAGTTCTTCTACACTTGCATTGAGTAAACGTGCTATTTTTAATGCTGTTTCTAAAGAAGGAGTGCGTTTTCCGCTTTCTATTCTGGAATACATCGTTACAGAGATGCCTACTGCTTCGGCTATCTGTGTCTGCGTAAGATTTGCTTCTCTACGTTTCTCTATAAGTGTTTTTCTCATACACTTAGCCTCCTTAGTATGGTAATTTACACTATAGCACACTATTGCCTCTATGTCAATACCTCTTCTTCTTAAGTCTACCACATTTTGGGTGCTAAAATAACATTAAATAAGAAAGGAGCGAATATGAAAGGAGTGTGGAGTGTTGGCAAATTCTTCAGAACAAGATATTAGGAAAGCGGTGGTTAGAAAAGTTGTATCCGCAGGGGCTATGTCTTTTGTAGTAATTTCCACTTCTGATGGGGAATTTGATATGCTACCTGCTGAAGCTGTAACTACAAAAGTGGAAGAAGGAGACGTTCTTACCCAGCGTCCTAATGGCTTATGGGATAAAGATTGGGACGCCATAGCAGAAAGAAACAAGACTTTGCAAAAACTGGTAGAAGAAGCTTCACAAATCGTATTAAGCAGTAAAATAAAGGAAGAAGAAAAATAAGTTTGGAGGTGTAAAATGATGCGAACGTCTGTAACAGCTAAGTTGTTAGAAATAAATGTTGCACGAGGTAAAGGAGATAAAACGGAAACCATCATTAAGGCAGAAATTGACGATCCAAGCTTTTTTGACATTATGCGAGACTTCCAAAGCAAAAACTACGATTTTATCAACAAAATTAGTGCTGAAGTAATGTTTAACAAAAACAAATTCCAGTATGTTCACTTAAAGAGTTTAGGTGTAAAGCTTGATTGGTCAGATAAAACAGCTAATAAACCTAAAGGCGGTATAGTTCTTGCTGAATTTTCCTACGATACCAATGCCTTAGACTTGTTTAATTTTCCAATAAAGTTTGATATGTATTTTTACTTTATGGAACGAGAGCTTTCTGAGGAATGGGAGAGGTCTTAGCAGTAGCACTGTAATTTACAAAACACAGCTTAAAATAACTCTTTTTTAAGTGTATATGCTACACTTATGCTATACTAAAGGTAATTAGGCAAAAGGAGGCAAACATGGTCAGTTACCCACGACTAAAGTCGTGGGCTTGCAGCTCGAAGCCGCTTCGGGGTCTACTGACAGAGACCCATCCGCCAGCGTCTCTAAATAGACCTGGCGGAGATTGGTTGCGGCGATTTTGTTTTTCGTAATTCTTTCACAATAAACTTTATATTTCTCGTAAGGCAAACTGCCTTCAAATTTAGTATAAACATCTTTTTCGCCAAGAATTGGATTAATGGGTTTAACTCCCAAGATGCCAAAGGCTACGGACAGCTCACTAACTTCTGTTTTCGGTGACGGCATGTTAACCAATCTCCTT